ATTTGATCTGACTGACTAATGGGAAGGACCTACAAACGCAACGATCTCCACAACTCACGACGCCCCAAATCCATCAGAGAAAAGCGACAGTTTTCCAAGACAAATCGACAAGTGCCCGATGAGTTTTCCACAGATGAATCAAGTGGAAAGTATCAACGAAAGAATGTCGATTTTGACCAACAACGCCCAGAGGATTACAACCCATGAATGACATTGACAAAGATTGGATTGATGACATCCTAGACGATGATTCCCCAGAGTATGATGACCTAACTGAAGAAACCCTCTCAGACACCTACATCCCCGAATTCTCATGAAAAGCATCACACTTGACACGAATCCCCCAGTTGATGTAAAATTGTGGGAGAAGAGTAAGCGTTACTTTTGGCGGTATGATTACGAGGGTTGTCCTAAGAATGGTCCTTTCAAATCACAACAGCAAGCAATCACTGACGCACGCACATTCTCAGCACAACTATGACACACAGCACATCCCTATCTAATAAACTAGAAATGCTTCTAGAGTTATACGATGAGGGACAATTACCCCCAGCAGAGCAAGTACAACTAGCGCAGGAGTTAATAGACTTAGATCTAGATGATGACCTGCGACAATATCAACAATTCTGTGACTATTGCATTGCTGAGGGTATGTGCTATGATGTAGAGGTAGGCGACACTTAGGACAGTGTTTTTGTGTGTTGTTTGTGTTACCGCGAAGCGGGTATATAAAAAAGGTATACTTCCCTAACCTACAAAAGTATCACAGCGACCTCGCAATATTATTCAAATGAAACTTCGGGTCCCCCCTACACAAAAAAATTCCCAGTATAATTTTACCGTCAAAACCCCTTTGAGGGAGCAGGTGAGTTATATCTGGGAATCTCTCTCAGAGACCGCTAGGATCGCCGTGAAGGCGCTTCTCGCCAAACTTACAAACAAGACTACCAAAACATGAGTATTACTCGCAAGGAGAAGATGATTGCCCTCAGAGAGCAATACAAAGATCTCCTAGGACTCCCCTGGACAGGAAGAAGAATCTACGGATGTTATGAGATCATTCGTAAGTATTGGAAGCATGTCCATGACGATGATCTCCCAGACTTCAATGCACGGGGAATTATCACCTTCACTGACGAAGCAATCGAAGAGGGTGGTGCAGAGAAACTGTGGGAGAGTGAATGGGGAGAAGAGACAGACTTCTCTACACTCCTTCCTGAGGATGTAATTCTCTTTAGACTGTATACCAATCCACTAGGAGGGTCATACTCAGCACCACGGGGAAGAGCACCGAATCATGGAGGGATTTACCTAGGTGATGGTTTTATGCTTCACCATCCTTATGCGAGTACAAGTATGCTTGTAGACCTTGAGAAAGAAGGTAATCGTATTTGGAATACAAGTTGTATCGGTGCAATCCGTAAGAAGTCTACATAGCATTGTAGAATAAAACTACTACATGTCAAAGCGTTATGTCCTAGAAGTCGAGGTAGATGAGCATGGAGAATGTTTCGTGCAACTACCTGACGAATTGCTTGAAGAAGCACAGTGGGACGTAGGTGATGTCTTAGAGTATTCTGAAGACATTGACGGATCTATCATCTTGAAAAAAGTGTTGTAAAAAATCCGCGAAAAACCGCGTCCGAAATTATGAATGAAACTCCAAAGTTTGAAACCCTGGAAGAATATACCAACTGGGGGTTTGAGCAACTATCTCAAGCATTAGTGCAACTCACTAATCGCGTGACTGCCCTAGAGCAAGCACTACAAAAGTTTCCGCCTCCTGGTGCGGATATGATTAAATATAAGATTCCTGGTCACGAAGACTACTCTAATCTACCTGGATTGTTTGACGATCTATATACCCGTCTAAATAATTTGGAAGAGAAATGATTTGTAATGCCTGCATATCTCCTAGAGACTGCTCGGAGTTTTCCTAACCCGATCAACGGGGAAGAGTATAATACAACCTGGAAAAGACCCTCCAGCGGTGACTATGAGAGTCACTCCTCTGGTAATGGACTTGGTACGGGCACAGACTACTTTATTACCTTTGAGGGTAGCGGACCTGGATCCTATCCTCTGGGTAAAGATGCTGTACACTATATCGGTGATCAAGAGGAGACTTGTGTAGCATACTGCGGATATACCCGTGCGCCTGTATACAGATGGTATCGCGGTGCTAAGCGTGACCACAAGTATACAAAGAGTCCTGAGATGGTCGAGGCAGACGCAGGATGTGAGAATGAATCATGGAAGAAGATATCTAGTGGATACAATCATGAGCCTAGGAAAGGCACTCCATACTTCTTCTGTCTAGATCGCCAAAGAGAGAATAGTGTGCCACTCGTAGTGTGGTATTCATATTGGCCTGACAACACAATGTTAGTTGCTGGCACTGGTAACCCTCCTGGTGTTAATACTGGTTGTGGTAAAGGAAAGTATTACAAGTGCTATACCATAGGTTATATCTGCACTAACTTGGCTGATGCACAGGCATATGGACCTGACGCTGTGCCTCTGTATCATTACCGTTATGGTAGTCAGAGTGCAAGTAAGGGTAAAGATATTGATGACTTCTATACTATTAACCCTGCAGAAGAAGTCAACCTAGTTGATAATCCTATCCCCTGTAGGAAACCCATGGATAGGGAATACCAGTATGTGGGTATCGTTGGGTATGTCTATCCTGCAGACGCTCCTAACAGTCCTCAGCAGAGGGTTATAGACATTGGTAAACTAGGACCCACTGGACAGTGTGTAGACAAGACATCCTGGTATAACTTCCCTGAGGATGATGAAGATGAATTCAGTCGTGGTAGTTACTACAGAAACTCTGGCACCCCTGGTGTTGTTGGTTTCGGTAATCCAGAGAATGTAGAGAAGACAAGTGAGAATGCAAACTTTGAATGGTTGTATGGACTCAACGGAGCGATCAAAGGTGCAGTGCCTCGCTTCCTAGGGTTTGAGGATTCGTATGACTCACAGTTTTACTACTACTTGTATGACACCTCATACCCTTGGAATGGTCCTCTCTTCGGTATTCAGTATGCATTGAATGACATTCCATGTTGTCCTAATGCTGTGAATGAGGAAGACGACCCTATCTGTCTACCTAACGAGCATTTCTATTCACACTTCTACAAGATTCGTGAGGATTCTTGGGAGACTACTAAGACTAGGATGGTCTTGACTGATGAATCTACCAATGCAGTCAACGAATCCTTTGAAATTATTGACACAGACAGTCCTAGAATCCTGTTTAGATACACAACACGGACTGGTGACTTCAATAGAGGTGAGCAAATCAACGGTTGGAATATCGTTTCCGTCTTTTATTACGGTGATCAGCTCAAATGTGGACTGATGGAGCTAGAAGGTCAGGGTAATGACTTCTCTTATCTGCAACAATTCACATCTACAGACGGTGGCACATGCGAAATCCTTGCTGGAAAGGGCATTGTAGACAAATGTGCGTTTGCTGGTGTGTATGAATTCCCTAAAAAGGTGTCATACTACAAGGTTGAGCTCTCTCCGAAGGCACTTGTGCCCAATCGTACACTCGATGAGGCGAAGTTTGAGGCAATTATTAACGATAAGGGCGGTATTCAGGAAATTGAGATCATCAATAGCGGGCGTGGTTACTCTAAAAACGCAAAGATTACGGCAATTACACCCAAAGTCCTCAAGAATTTCTCTGCTACGGACACTACAGAGCACCTAGAAGACCTAATTAAGAAGGATCCTGACTGGAATCAGGCAATCGGATTCACAGAATCGGAGTTTACGGGGCAAGATCCTGTTGCAGAGGTGCAAATTGCCGTTGGATCTGCTCAAGGAGCTCTTGATTTCCCCATTGATCACGACAATATCGCAGTAAAACTCACAAATGCTGAGTTAGAGATCGCTGCATTCGATGAAATTGGCGGCATTAAGGCAATTAGAGTGATCAAACCTGGATCAGGATACGACCCTGAGGAGCCACCTGACGTATTTGTTACTGATCCTGAGTATATTGAGTATGAAAGTCCCGACATTGGGGACATTGCTGCGCTCGGACAAGGTATTTCCGATCAGTTTACCAACTTTGAAGGCAGTTTACCCGTTGGTGAGCAGCAAGATCCGCTCGAATGGATCAACACTAACACTGGAAATGACTTTAGAGGGTCACCTACTGAGTTTCAGAGTCTAGGTACTACGGGTATTGGGTCTCCAACCTCCCCCAATCAGGTTGCAAACACGGGTTTCACCATTATGAATACCCCTGTTGCCTCTGCAGCACCCGATTCTTACATCAGAATGGCGGAGATTGACGAAGAGAATGAGACAAAACTGTGTTTTGACCTCCCACCTAACTGTTTAGAGGTCAATGGTCGCGGTAATGTGCTCGATGCCATCCCTAAAAAGGACTTTTGGCAGATAATGAGTGGTGTCGATGACCGCATTCGCAATTTTGAGTCGCAAGTTATGCCTGATGTCTACAAAACAGTGGCAGATTTGGACGAATATCAGGACTCAGTGTCGCATGTTTACGGTCCTTTCCAGAAAAACCGCTGTTTGACCATGGGACAACCCAAGGTTTACAACATTAGACGCTGGTTTGACATGCCATGTGCGTATGTAAGTACTATTGAGAGGGGATCTGCCACTCTTGACATGATTGAGAAGGGTAGAAACCTCACTGATGAGCGTGCTTTTGGATATTTGCCTTACAAATACTGCGCTTCTAAGATTAAAGAGGCAGAATTTAACGTGTCTATGATGATTGAGGGCAAAGTTACGGGATCTCAGGGCGCAGCCTTCATGGATTTCATGGAAAACTTCCAAAAACCCAAGGTAACACCGCGCAGAAAGGTGTCTGGTGGTTACAAAACGTGGAAATGCAACAACGGAGACGTTGATGGGCGCTGTTATCGCGATCCTAACGACCCAAATGACATTATTTTCGTCCCAGTGGGTCTAGATGAGAATACTTTTGACTATAACCGCCTAGGTTTTAGTGAGTATGAGCAATTCAAGCTCTGGTTGGGCGACAATTTGACTGGTGGAGCACTTACAAGTGGCGCAACAGTCGGTTGGGGGTGGGATGAGACTACATCTACCACCACTACAGACCCTGAAACTGGAGAAGAGACCACAACTAGCACAACTACACCATATACAGGTAACGGCACCTACACTGCATTCAGTGTGGACTGCAATCCTAACCCCGCAAATACCAATGTGCCCAACCATGAGTGTTGGGATACCTATGTAAGGAAGACAGGTGCCCCCTCAGACGCCCCTCTGGACGTTTACTGCGGATATGATAACCAAGGTAACCCCATCGCTGGAAACCGCTTCTGGGAGATCACAGGACCCGCTAACGGCACTGTACAGAATAGTCCTACAGGACCAGTCAATCCATTCTGTGCAAGTTGCACACCTTCTACGACATCTGGTTACGGATACTATGGTTGGGTCTTTAGTGGACCTCCTGCTGCTGGTCTGGAGCAGGTTAATGATGCATCTATTGCTATTGACCCATCTAGAATGTATACCAACTCAGATGGTGACAAAGTATTCAAGATGGGATCTTATAGTGGCACAATGCGTGTAAGGAATTGGTTGACTGGTGGTGTCCAAGCACTGAGTAACTCATTAAATAACTTTGGTAACCCATACTTCACTGAGTGTGATGTTGCCCGACCTGATGAAGCAGGTAAACGAATTAACCAAGAATTCTAATGGCATACGGATTTCTAAAACCAGTTGCATCTTTGAATGGTCTGCCTTGCTCAGGTCATGGTCTTTGCTTACCATCCACTGTCCACTCAGTGCAGGCGTGTGGCACCCCTCCAGTGCCCTACAGCATTGTTATTAAGAATTTTACATGCTGGTGGCCACCCACACCTCTAATTCCACTTTCAGCAATCAATCCAATCAGAGCAACTGTGCTCGTGCAGTTTATCCCCATCATGATTGGTGGCGATACATTCACACCACACATTGCACTCTGTACAAATATCGTTATCTACATTTGCCCATGTGGTAAGAGTGTATGTCCTATCCCAACACCTATCCCATGCAGCACACTGACTATTGAGGATGCTGGTGGTGTCGGACACCCTAGAGTCCTCTTCCCAACCACGTTGACTGTGTTTGCATTTAAGATACCTATTGCAAGGATTCTAGATCCACTGGGTGTTGGTTTCCCAGGATTCTCATATCCATGCTCTTCAGTGGTTGCATTTGGACACCCAACTGTGTTAGCATCCTAAGGTAGTTTGATAGAGGCAAATGCCCGCTAAAGCAAAAACTGGACTGGTTAAAGACGGTTGGGTACCTTCTCCCGCCAAAGTGACTCGACAGGGATCCAGCAAGAATACTAAATATTCGGCAACATCTCGTAACAACAAAGGTAAGCGTTACCGTGGGCAGGGTCGATGAGACCAGAAACCAGAGAAGCAATGGAAATGCTTTGGTCTGCTAAGTGGAATCTTCCTAAAGCAGCAAAGCATTGTGGTCTATCATTGAAAGAAATGAAGATTACATTCAATGAGTATTGCAACTTCCATCCCCCAACATACAAAGTAGAATGAGTCAATTAGTCGTCAACTTGCCATCACAAAAAGTGTGGGTCCGTAAAGAGTATCTTAGGGACCATGTTGATGGGCATGGCGAATTTGTAGAGGGCGTCTGGGTATCGGCAAAGTCGATCCCTGGACGTGCTTTTTACTTTGAGACATACTTGCCTGAGTATGCTGCAATGTTTGACAAATTGCCCATCAGTGCATTTGTGAGTCGCCCTGAAACTCCAGACACAGACATGGATCTGCCCAATCTGCAATTTTGGAATTGTATGGATTATGGCGTCCGTTGCATTGAAAAACAATTTATTGGCACTATGGATATCCAGTGCCGCACTCGTAACTATGGAAATGTTGCTGGTGAGTATCTTTTCACACTAGACAATTTCCATGCTGACGTTGACATGATCGATACAAACGTCAGTGAGACACCAGAGGAGCACAAGTCGCATAACTGCATTCTCCTGGAGAATGGTCAGTTTGCATTGTATCCTAATAATAGGATGAGAATCTATGACTTGTCCATTACACCTAACGAGCCTAAGACACCAGACTTCAAAGTATCAACCAAATACTATCAAGTCGAAAATGGTATCAGGTGGGGTAGGTTAGGTGATACAGATGATTACCATTGGAAAACACCTGAGGAGGAATCTCAAGAATGACTATAAATAAAAATGCCGTGTGGAGGAAGTATCGTGGCTAACAGTCCTGTGCCTGATCAAAGTGATGATTTTATCAAGTCTGGTATGGTGCTAATAACCGACCCACGGAGTGATAAATATCTTCATAAGGTGAAGAAGAATATTCAACCACCTGTGAGACCAAAGAAAAAAGAGGGTTAAATGCCTGCTTACAGATTCAGATCAGATCAGTACGTCAGTAGAGGATTCAAGGATTTAGCAATTTCCTTCAATGCCAATCCATCTACTGACGATTTTGGTGCTGTAAAGAATGAAAGAGCGATCAACCAATCTGTAAGAAATTTGTTATTGACTATTTTAGGTGAAAGACCTTTTCAACCCAACATTGGAAGTCGGGTTAAGGGTCTTCTTTTTGAGCCATGGGATCCATTTGCTAAGGATGCGATCAAGACTGAGATAGAAGATTGTCTTACTCGCCTTGAGCCGCGAATTACTGTCGAAGATGTACGCATCGATGACAACAGTGACCTCAATGAAATTCAAGTTGAGCTTGAATACAAGATTACTGGAGAAAACATAACCCAAGAAGTAACATTCCTCTTAGAGAAGACCTGAAATGGCTGCTATCCCTTCACAACTAACATCTCTAGACTTCTTTGAGATTAAAGAGTCTATCAAATCCTACCTCAGAACGCGTAAAGAGTTTACTGACTACGACTTTGAGGGTAGTGCCGCGTCATATCTTATTGATATTCTCGCTTATAACACATATTATACGGCATTCAACGCTAACATGGCGCTGAATGAGTCGTTTCTAGAGACTGCTACGGTCAGAGACAACATTGTCCGCATCGCTAAGCAGTTAAATTACACCCCTAGGTCAATTAAAGCGCCCAGAGCGTGTGTAACTATCCGTGTCCAGACACAACAGTCGCTGAATGGCACAACATTTCCCGAATTCTGCACACTGTCTGCAGGAGATGTGTTTGTTGCCCGTAACTTTAATGACACTTACACCTTCTGTGTGACTCGTGACCTCCAAACTGTCGTAGATCCCGCAACTGGTATTGCGGTGTTTGACCCTGTGTTGGTTTATCAGGGCAACTTACTTAAGTTTAACTACACAGTTGACTATACTAAGAGACAAGACTATATTATCCCCGCTGAAAACGTAGACACAGACTTGGTTTACGTCGATATCTCTCCTAATGCACAATCGCAAGAGATTGACACCTACAACCTCGCTGCAAACGTAACTACTCTCAACAGCACCTCTCGTGTTTACTACCTTGAGGAGTCTGATGACCTTAGATACCGTCTAGTCTTCGGTGATGGCGTCCTTGGGCGTAAACTGATCGATGGTGAATTCATCAGACTGTCCTATGTGACCACTTTTGGTGAAGAAGCAAACGGTTGTAAGGATTTTGCCTTCATCGGCACTATTAGAGACAGTGATCAACGCGCAATCGCACCTGCAAACATCGCAGTTACTACTAGAGAGTCTGCTGCAGACGGTGAGCAGCGTGAAAGTGCGCTATCTATCAAGTTTAGAGCGCCAAGAGCATTCTCTACTCAAAACAGAGCGGTTACCGAGGCAGACTATGAGCATATCGTCTCAGAGATCTATCCTCAGGCAGCATCTGTGACCGCATATGGTGGTGAGAAACTTACTCCACCCATTTACGGTAAAGTCTATGTTGCTATCCGCCCAAAAACGGGTAACAAACTGAATGAGACGACAAAAGCAAAGATCAAGAATGATCTGAAGCGTTATACGGTGGCATCTATCGATCCTGTGATCATTGATCCTACTATCTACTACATTATTCCCAAATCTTACGTTTACTACGACGGCAATAACACTAATAAGAGTGGTGCTCAACTCGGAAGTGACGTTCTTCGCAATATTGACCAATTTAACAAGAATGGTCAAAACAATCGTTTCGGTGGTCGCATCGATACATCCAAATATAACGCAATGGTCGATAATAGCGACCCTGCAATCTCTGGCACCGTTACTCAGATGACCGTTGGTCAAAATCTTGACCAATTTGAGTTTGGTAGTGTCTTTACTCAGTGTCTAGACTTCGGTAACCCACTTTATAACCCTGGTAACTACGCTGGTAGTCCAGATGGCAGTGGTAGTGAGTGCTCTACTGATGCAGACTGCCCAGAGGGTCAAGTTTGCGTTGATGGTAGGTGTGTTGACGACGGTACTGGCGGTGGAGACAAAGGAACTTGTGCTCCTTCCTTCTCGGTGGTCAAATCTGGCACATTCTATGCAACTGGTTACTCTGAAGACCTTCTTAACCTCACTGCTGCAGGTGGTGGCGCAAGTACAGTCAGTCCTGTCGTCTCTAGTCAGTCAATCAC